GGCTGTGATGTGTTTGAAGTATCACCTGATGTATACTATAAGTGTGTTCAGGGTAAAAAGAAATTTGAACACTGGAAAAGATATTTTGATAGAGAGTCCGGCGAAGGTGCGGAAATTTATGAATTTGCTTACAAATACCCAAGAAAAGCCATTATTGTACAAAATAAGATAACTCAAGAGATGGTTTACCTACGACATAAGAGAAAGTGAGATACATATGTTAAAGGCATTAATATTGGGAATGGTGGTTAGTGTTGCTCCACCACAGAATGAGGTGAGACATGATGAAGAAAACATTAACAATAATCGCACTATGCAGTTTGACTTTACTCAGTTGCGAAGCACTGCAAGACATGAACGGCCATCCAGAGAACACCGCTTCAACCGTGGTGGACAGCGTGAGGGAGCAGAGAGAACAGACGGACGAGATAACGAACGCATCAGAAGTCATCGGGAACGACTTGGAAACGATAGACCAGAAAGCAGATGCAATTCTGAACGATATCGCTCTCGTTCCAGAGGACAGAAATTACAACATCGACCCGACTCTCGACAGTATCGAGAATTCCGCAGAGGAAATCAAAGAAACGGTAGACGATGCACAGAAAGAACAAATTCGGATAGACGAATCTCTAGAAGATTTAGAAGCGGCAAACAACAGAGTTGCAGCCGCTGTGGGTCAGATAGAACAACTAGAGGATTTGGTCGCAGAGTACGAACAGTCCGATAGGGAAGTTCGGAAAGAAGCACTTGAAAATTTACATAGTTTCATAACTCTATTCTTCGTAATAGGGTTTGGAATGTTAGTGGGTGGTGCCTTCATTGCCTTTTGGGTGAATGGTAGGCTTGGTGCAATTGTTTTAGCCGTTGGTATGCTTACTGTTGGTTTTGCGGCCGCATCACAATACTATCTCGAAGAAATTGCTATGGTTGGTTTAATTGTTTTAATTGTGGGCTTCTTAGCCACCATTGGTGTTGTTGGATGGATGTTGATAAATGGTAAACGATATGAGACTGCAATTGAAGAAATCGTAGAACTTATCGAAGAGATGAAAGAGCATCTAGATACAGAAGAACGAAAAGAAATCTTTGGAAGAAACGGATTTGCTAGTGAATTAACAAGTCCAATGACTAAGAGAATTATATCGCAGATTAAGATTAAGAATGGTTTTAAAAACTTAGGAAAGACAAAGAAGAAATCAGATGCCTAATGAAACCCCTAGAGATTTTGTTGGTCACTCGTTTATTTGGTGGCAAGGAGTTGTAGAAGACATTGATGACCCATTAATGTTGGGTCGTTGTCGTGTTCGAATTCTTGGTTATCATATTGATGATAAGAAAAACATTAAAACCGAACATCTTCCTTGGGCTTATCCTGTTCAACCAATTACTAGTGCCGCTATTAGTGGTATTGGTAATTCACCAACTGGTTTAATTCCTGGCTCTTGGGTTGTTGGTTTTTTCCGTGATGGTGCATCTTCACAAGAACCCGTTATTATGGGTTCGATTGGTGGTATTCCAGAAGAGAAGGCCGATATTAAAACCGGCTTCAATGACCCACGAACAAGTGACGAATTAGAGGGGGCGCCCAAAGACGAATTCAAAAAGCAAATTTATCACAGAGATGGTAAAGGTGCAGAACTTGAAAACGAAAAGAAGGGCAAGAACTATCCTAAACATACAGGAGGTGGCCCGCACAGAGCGGCTCTCGATGAACCAGATACAAACAGACTTGCACGAAACGAAACAATAGATGAGACTATAGTTCAACTGAAAAAAGATGAACAGGATAAAGATGTTCCAAAAGCATTCAAAAAGAAAAACTCTGTTCCGCCTGGTAAATCTCATCTAGGAGTTGTTGCAGTAGGTGGAAATCCTAGAACGGATGGAACATACAAAGAGAAGTGGACAGAACCCAATACACCATATGCAACACAATACCCACACAACCATGTATATGAATCTGAATCAGGACACACTTTTGAGGTAGATGATACGCCTGGAGCAGAAAGACTTCATCAATATCATCGAAGTGGAACATTTGAAGAAATTCATCCGAATGGAACTAGGGTAACAAAGGTTGTATTGGATGATTATGAAATTATTCTCAGAGACAAGTATGTTCATATTGACGGTAAAGAAACCACCACGATTGATAAAGGTCTTAAAATTTTAGTCAATTCAGATTCTGAGTCGGACAATAATATTGACATTCAACTTGGTGCTAATTCTAATGTAAACCTTGAGATTGATAAGGGTGATTTGAATTATACATTACATAAAGGTAATGTGAATGGGTATGTGAACGGAAATTATACCCTAGATATTACAGGCAATATGACAGAACGGGTCGGGAAGAGACGGTTTTCCCATAGTGGTAAAGACACACATGTTAAGACAGATATGACTTACAAGAAAGAGGCTTGGAAAAATATTATTGAATCTACTACGACAGGATTCAGAACTTCGAATGTTAAATTGCATACTAATATGCTTTCACAAACCACCCACCTCTTTAAGAGTAATTCTAGAACAGTCATTCAGGGTAGCACGGTTCACATTAACTAGGAGAAAGTAATGCCAGCAGTACACAGATTAGGAGATGTTTGTACAGGTCATGGATGTTTTGGTTCAAGACCCAACAATCAGGCCTCACCAAATGTTTTTATCAATGGAATTCCTGCTCACAGGCAGGGAGATAGTTGGTCAAGTCATTGTTGTGGACCTCCGTGTCATGGTAGTACACTAGCCGCAGGTTCTAGTACGGTATTTGTTAATAGTTTACAACTCGCAAGAATTGGTGACCCCGTTGCATGTGGTTCTGCATGTGCGAGTGGGTCTGGAAATGTTTTTGCGGGAGGTTGATGTGAAACAATTTGTACCATTCGAACAGGTAGTATACCAAAGCAGATACTATCACAACACTCACAGTGAAAAGCGTGATGATTTTTTAATTGCTAATTTTGGAGAAGATTGGCTGAAGGACATGAAATCCAAAGGTCATTTCGGTGGAGATTGGTGTCCTTCAATGATTGGTCAACCAAAAGGTCAACCGTGGAAGAGTAGTCCTGTTCTTGGTAAAGAAATATTCATAGACAAGGAGGATAACTGATGGGTTTAATAGGCGATTGTACTCCAAAAGGAATCGACATTGAAAAAGGCACCCGACAAGTCATGGATGCAGTGATGAACGGGAAAGCATTTAAAAATCCTGTGGGTGGAGATATTGGTGATTTGGTTGGTGGAATGCCAAGTTCTGTACCTGATGAAATTGACCCAAGCGGAAGTATGACAGAAACCTTACAGGGTATCAATGCAATGTTAGGTGATTTCCAAAGTCACTCTAATAAACTTTCAGGAAAGGGTGATGTTGCTGAATTTTCAAAAATCATAGGGATTGCAGGAGCGTTCAATAGTGATAAAGAATCCATGCAAAACAAAAAGCAAGATAATTTCTCACAGATGTTTGAAGGAATCACAAAAAGTAAAGATGATTTAACAACAGCAAAAGGTTTGATGTCACAGATTACGACTGCTATCAACAATGGTGACCAGGCTGGAAATCTTGGTAATTTGATTAACCAAGCACAGCAGACCGCAACCAATCTTAATAATATTAGGAATAGTGACAATGCAAATTTCGACAAAGCATTTAGTTATGTTGTAAAGAAGGGCCTTGGTTCTGGAGTATCATCCATGACAAGTCCAGATGGTGATTGTTTTGCAAAAACATTTATTGAAAATAATATTGCAAGCCCTGCACTAAAGAAAGCAATAAACACTCAAAATCTTCCACAAAAAATACATGATAAACTTCCTGATGTGATTGATGTTGACATGGACCAAATCATGGAGGGAGTAACTGGTGATGGAACACAAGGGGCGGCCCACGCTGAAGCGGCTCAAGAGGCAGCGGCCGCTATCGAAACAAGATTTAAAACAATAGAGTCCTCATTGGGGTTAACTTCTGATGTGACACATGACCACGATAAAATTGATGGTGGTTCATATGGTATTGTTATTTAAATTGATTCATACATAAAATGAAGAAATACTATACTATTCGGAGAAATAATGATATATTATATCACATCAATATTAAATAACATTCAAGCCCAGTATGATACTCAATTAACTGACAATGAAGTCGGAGGCGTTGATATAGTTGGTTCTTGGATGGAAGTGGGTTTAGTTGCAGTTGCATTGGTTGCCGGTGTATTTTTTGCATTACCTGTTTTATATAAAGCAATAGAAACTAGGAAAAAAAAGAAAAAAACATATCTCCCCAACAACTATTGGAGATGTAATAGTAGAGTTCATGAAATTTTAACTGAACTTCGAGTTGAATTAGATTGTGCTAGAACACAAGTTGTTCAATTCCATAATGGTGGTAGTTTCTTTGACGGAACTTCTATGGCAAAATTAACAATGACCCACGAATCTGTAAGAACTGGTGTATCTCCCGAATCTCCAAATTGGAGAGACTTACAAATGTCCACAATGCATCATCTTTTAGAAAAAACTAAAGATGGAAAGTGTACATTTAATCTTCCAATCGAAGATGGTGATAATTACTCAAAACAACAATTAATGGCTGCCAATGTGTTGGCATATTCTATTATTCCGCTATATAAGAATAACTATTTTAGTGGTTTTGTTATGTGTCAATGGTGTTCATGGAGTAAGGTTGATGAAATAGTGGAATCTAATATTCCAGACCTATTGATTGCTGCCAGAAATAAACTTCAAATTGAATTGGACAGAGAACAAATGAAAAAGATGAAAATTAAATAACATGGCAAAAACTAACAGATTTTCTGATATAGACCTAGACTTTACCCGCAATCCTATTAGCGGTGATGTTAATATTTTAACAGACGATATTGCGATAAAACGGTCTGTTCGGAATTTGGTCTTAACATCGAGATTTGAAAGGTTGATGCAACCTGATGTGGAATGCCGAATTTCTGACCAACTATTTGAAAACCCCTCACCACTCACCGAAGTTAGAGTAGAACAAGCAATTCGTCATACACTAGACATATATGAAAAACGAATTGAGGTTATTGATATATTGATAAATTCTGACAATGACAAGAACCGCCTTGATGTTACTGTTGCATTTCGTATCAGAAACACTGAACAAATAATTGAAGTACCCGTTAGATTAGAGAGGATACGATAATGACTACCAATAAATCTTCTTTGAAAGTATTGAACTTAGATTTCGATGACCTGAAGAAAAGTTTTTCTACTTTCTTAGCAAGTCAAGACAAATTCAAAGATTACAATTTTACAGGGTCAGGACTAAATGTTCTGTTAGATATTCTTGCGTATAACACTCACTATACTGGCTTCTATACCAACATGGTTGCTAATGAAATGTTTTTGGATACTGCAACCATTAGAGATTCTATTGTTTCTCATGCAAAGCAGTTGGGATATACACCACGGTCTATTACTTCTTCTAGAACAAATTTAAAAATTATTGCTGAAAGTGCCGATACTCCTGGCTCTTTAGGATACCTAGAAAGAAACACTCCCTTTGTTGCAATCGCATCAGACGGTTCGTCATATACATTCAGAAATCAAACACCATTAAAATATATTCCTACCAGATTCAGTAGTAGTGATGGTGCAACAATTGAATGGACTATCGAAAATGTAGAAGTCGTTGAAGGTGAATTTAAAACCGAATCATTTATTGTAGATTCAAATAATGAAAATCAAAAGTTTATTATTACATCTGATAAAATCGACACATCCACTCTAATTGTACGGGTTCAAAAATCAACAGAAGATATTGAGGGGTATGATATTCCTTGGGACAGAGGATTGGACACAAACCTATTAACACCAACTTCAAAAGTTTATTTTCTACAAGAAACTAATGATGGTCTATATGAAATTTTCTTTGGTGATGACATTGCAGGTCAAGCAGTCGAAAACAATAATGTAATTATCGTTGAATATATGGCATCGAATGGTGAAGATTCTAATGGTATCGGATACAATGAAGTCGAAGGAACACCAACATTTACTATGCCAGATGGATACGACATTACTGTTGTTGACCATGCACAAGGTGGTGCTGACAGAGAATCAGATGAATCTATTAGATATTATGCACCAAGAAGTTATCAAGCACAAGAAAGAGCAGTAACTGTTGGTGATTATGAATTCTTAATTGGTAGAGATTACCCATTCGCAGATTCTGTTCGTGTTTGGGGTGGTGAGGATAATGACCCACCTACCTATGGAAAAGTTTTTGTTGCAGTTAAACCAAAAAATGGCACCGTTCTCAGTGACCTAGAAAAGATTTCTTTGCGGAATACTATTCTTAAAGAAAGAAACCTAGTTGGTATTCAACCAGAAATTGTTGACCCCGATTATGTGTATATTCTTTTCAACTCGGTTGTTCATTATGTACCAGCCAAGACCAATAAATCAGCAAGTCAAATTCAAAGTTTAATTGAAACGGGGATGTCAACATATGCAACATCATCGTTAGAAAAATTCGACAATCACTTCCGTTATTCAAATTTCTCAGCATATTTGGATTCGTTGGATGTTTCTATCATGGGAACAGCAACAGATATTCGAATGCAAAAAAGATTCGAACCGACTTTTGATGTTTCCATTTCATATAAGATTAATTTCTACAATGCCATTTGGCATCCAGTTGGTGCAGGGTGTGGTTCTGTTCTTACTAGTAATGGTTTTTCCATCTTTGACCCAGAGAAGGCGTCAGATGCTGACCCATATTCTACAGGTTACATTGATGACGATGGTATGGGTAATGTAAGAATTTATGTAATAGACGACAATAAAAAACGATATATTAATACCACCGCAGGTACAGTTGATTATTGCAACGGTATTGTAGAATTAAAATCCTTCAATCCACATGCACTCATCAGTGGTGTTTATTTGAAAATAACTGTAGTTCCTGCTGAACGAGCAGGTGAAATGTCTGTTCGAAGAGATATGATTTTATTGGTTGATGAAAATGATACAGATGCAAGAATTACATCAGTCACTCAAGTAACAAATGTGAATAGCCCAATTGAAACTAGATTCTGCGTTGATAGCGGAACATCATCCGAAGCAACAAGTGGAATTAACTTGTGGGCTGCAACTTCGACTGGTAGCGGATAAAATAAATGAACAACCACCCCCTACTATCCCAAGAGGTTTCATCTCAACTGCCTAGATTTGTTAAGGCAGACCACCCCATGTTTGTTTCCTTTTTGGAAGCATATTA